GCCGGCAGCGATCGTCGGTGTGGTGTGCGGGATAGCGAAGCGGGCGCTAGAGGTCCCGGCAGCGAGCTCCGGTCTGACCGGTGAGTCGATCGGCGGGTACTCGTACTCAATAGGTCCGGTCGCGGCATCCGGTGGGGCTGGAGTCCTGAACGCCGAGAAGGCGGTGCTGGACCGTTACCGGAGAGTCGCCGGTGTTGTACGAACGGGGGGCCGGTGAGCCTACTAAGCCTCCTCACCGAGCCTGTGTCCATTCTGAAGCGCTCTCCCGGCGCGACAGACGATTACGGGAACGGCGGGGACGTGTTCACCTCGTCGGCGTCGGTAAACGGACGGATGGAGCAACGCTCGTCGGAGGAGCGCACCCAGGACCGCCAGACCGTCATCTCCGACTGGGTGCTGTACCTCGCACCGACGGTGGTGGTCGATGAGGAGGACCGGGTGTCGGACCGGTTCGGCCGCATCTTCGAGGTAGTGGGTGCGCCGGCCATGCTCGCCTCACCGAGCCGGGACGTGTATGTCGAAGTTTCTCTCCGTCATGTGGACGGCTGATGGCTGCTGTCCGGTTCACCAAGAACCGAGGGTTCGACCGTGACGTGTCGTCCGAGGCGGAGATGCGCCGCTTCCTCGGGCGTGTCGCCGACGACGCTGCCGCCGAGGTGGAGCGTCGAGTTCCCCGGTGGATCAAGCGTGCCGGTGCTCGCATTCACGGCGAGGTCGTTACCTCCTCTTCAGGGCTTGAGGTTGAGGTGCAGGTTGACTCTCCCTTCTGGCACTTGCCCGAGTTCGGTTCCGTCAACAACGCCCCCACGCCGTACCTGCGCCCCGGAGTGCAGGCCACTCTCTCCAAGTACGGGGGCCGGATGGGTCCCTCCAACCGTTAGGAGTTCCCAATGGCAAAGGTGTCTGTGACGTTCGCCGCTCCCCACGAGAACCACAAGGTGGGGGACGATGTGAGAGTCGATGAGGATGAGGCTCGGCGGCTGGTCGGCGCGGGGGTGGCTTGCTTCTCGACCGTCCCCGACGCGAAGGCTGCTGGCGGCGACCCGGCTGACGCGGCCACGAAGCGATAGATGCCGCTCCGCCTGCTCCCCGACGTTGAGCGGGCGGTCGTCCAGTTCCTCCGCGCGCAGACTGAAGTGTCCGCTCTGGTCTCGCAACGGGTGTCGACCGAGCTGCCGGGTTCCCCCACCTACCCGTACGTGACGGTCCGTCTCGTTACGGGGGCCGAGTTGGTTCGCGAGCACTTCGACGCTCAGCAAGTCCAGGTCGACTGTTGGGCGGACTCCAAGGCGACAGCGTCCCTGTTGGCTCGCACCGTCCGGGCAGCCGTCCTGACCATGCGTGACACGGTCCACGACCAGTCGGTCGTCACACAGGTCGTGACCCTCACCACCCCCTCCTGGCTGCCTGACACGGAGGTCACCCCTCCGCGTCCCCGCTACACGTTCGACGTACAGGTCTTCATCCACAAGAAGTGACCCCCCGCAGTACCAACCCCGACAAGGAGCAGACATGCCGAACAATGCTGACAAGGTGGTCATCGGCCAGTCCGGTGCCCTCTACTTCGCACCGGTCGGAACCGCCGGCCCCGTCGACCTCACAACCGCTCTCGCTGCCGCCTGGACCGACTCTGGCTTCCTGTCGGAGGACGGGGTCACCCTCGATCCGTCCGTCGAGTTCAACGAGGTCGCTGCCTGGCAGTCCCGGTACCCGATCCGCAGGTATGAGGCGTCCCGCTCGTTCGAAATCTCGTTCGCCATGATGGAGATGGGTAAGGCCAACTTCATCCTGTCGATGGGCGGCGGGGTGATGGCAACGACCGGTGTTTCCCCGAACCAGGTCCACACGTACACGCCTCCGACGGCCGGCACCGTGGACGAGCGGGCGTTCGTCGTCGAGTGGGTGGACGGAACCAAGAAGTACCGGCTGCACGCCCCGAAGGGTCTCGTTACCGACTTCGCCGAGATCAACGTGAGCCGTACCGACCCGGCGATGCTTGACGTGACCGTCTCTGTCCTCTCTACCGACGGTGTCGCCAGCTTCACGATCCTCAGCAATGACGCGGCCTGGGTCTGATGGCCTCACCGGTCATCAGTCTCACCTTCGTCGACGGGCACGCCGAGGAGGTCAAGCTCAACCCTCGAGTGCTGGTGGAGGTCGAACGGAAGTTCGGTGCGACCATCCCCGGGATCGAAGGGTCGTTGTACGGGGCGTGGCACCGGCTGGGCCGGCCGGGTGTGTTCGACGAGTGGCTCGACACGATCGAAAGCATCGAGGAGGCGCCTGGGGTTGAGCCCACCCCTACGGTGCCGGAAGCCTCGGACGGTTCGTAGCCGAGTTGTCCGTCGCGACCGGGTCCCCGGTGTCTTCCCTCCTCGACCTTGATGAGGAGATGTTGTTGACGATCGGTGAGGTTCATGCTGAACGGTGGACCCGCACCGAGGAGTTGCTTGCTACGTGCGCCGATTTGTTGCAGGTGGTGGCGTACAACGCGCTAGTGGGTCCGCACGTTGACCCGAAGGCGTTGAAGAAGTTGAAGCCGGCGGCGCCGTTGGACCGTCCGGGTATGCGTCGTCGCAGGCGTGGCACCACCTTGGGTGACCTGGCCGAGATGGGCGTCCGACCGCAGTACGTAGGGGGTGGTGATGGCTGAAGCTGGTGTTGGTTTCATCACCCTGAAGCCTGACTTCTCCAAGTTCTCGGGCAAGGACATCACCCGTGGCATCGACCCTGGGTTGGATCAGACCGACAAGCACGTCACCAGCAAGATGGGCGGCACCTTTAGGTCGGTTGCAGCCCTTGGTGCCGGGCTGCTCGGCGCTCAGGTGGTTGGCGGGTTCGCGAAGGGCATCGTGTCCGCTGCCTCAAGCATGGACGAGACCCTCTCGAAGTCGAACATCATCTTTGGGTCGTCGGCCAAGGAGATCGAGAACTGGGCGTCGACGGCGGCGACCTCGTTCGGACAGTCGAAGCAGCAGGCGCTTGACGCTGCCTCCGGGTTCGGCAACCTGTTCACCCAGCTTGGTGTCGGTGCTGGGGAAGCGGCGAAGATGTCGAAGGCGCAAACGGAACTCGCTTCCGACTTCGCCTCGTTCTATGACGACTCGCCTGAGGAAGCCATCAACGCGATGTCTGCCGCGTACCGCGGCGAGTTCGATGCTCTCCAGAAGTACGTCCCCAAAATCAACGCCGCTGCCGTGGAGCAGAAGGCTTTGGAGATGGGTCTAGCCGGGTCCACGAAAGAACTGACGGCTCAGGACAAGGCTCTTGCTACGCAGTCCATCATCATGGAGCAGGCCGGCGCAGCGGCCGGGAACTTCGATCTGACCTCGGCTGGGTTGGCGAACACGCAACGCACCTTGGCCGGAGTGTGGGAAGACACGCAGGCAACCCTGGGTCAGAAGTTGCTCCCGGTCGTCACGGCCGTCGCTGGGTTCCTCGCCGACAAGCTGCCGGTCGCTCTTGACCTGGCCGGTCAGGCCTTCCGTCGCGTTAGCGACTTCATCGCCCCGTTTGCCGAGGCTGCGCGAGGCGTCTACGACATCCTCTTCCGAGGCGATTTCACCGGCGGCATCTTCGGGCTTCAAGAAGACTCTTCTGTCGTTGATGTTCTATTCCGGATCCGAGAGGCCTTCCTTGAGGTGGTCGACTTCTTCCGTGGCGAGGTGGTCCCACGGGTCAAGGAGGTCGCCGACGCCTTTGGTGAGGGCGGCATCGGTGGTGCTCTTTCCAAGGTTGGCGAGATCGTCTCTAACGCGCTTCCGGCGATCCAGGTGGCGCTCGGCAAGGTGGTCAGCGCCTTCATCGACTGGGTGGCGGAAGTCGCACCTCCTTTGCTCAGGGAACTTGGCAGCCTCCTGCTCAGCATCGGCACGTGGATCACTACGACAGCCTTGCCGGCGATCGTTGACCAACTGGCTGAGTGGGCTGGTGCCCTGGTCGACTGGGTCGGCCCGAAGATCATGCCGCTCCTTGAGGAGCTCGGAAAGGTTCTGGCGGCGCTTGGCACGTGGCTCAAGGACACGGCGCTCCCGAAGATCCAAGAGAAGCTCGCTGAGTGGGGCGGAGCATTCGTGGCGTGGGTCGGTCCCAAGATCCTTCCGCTGCTGGCGGCGCTCGTCGGACTTCTCAGCGCCGTTGGCTCTTGGATCATCGACACCGGGCTTCCTCTCATTGTCAACAAGATGCGCGAGTGGGGCGGCGCGTTCGTCGACTGGGTCGTTCCGAAGATCCCGTTGCTGATCGCTGCTCTGGCTCTTCTGCTCGCCGGTCTCGTCTACTGGGTTATTACGACGGCCCTCCCGAACATCATCAACAAGCTCGGCGAGTGGGCTGGGGCGTTCATCGGGTGGGTCCCCGGCGCTCTCGTCGATCTGCTCTCCAAGCTCGGCGTCTTTCTCATTGACCTTGGTATTTGGATCGTGACAAAGGGCGTCCCGAAACTGGTCAAGATGGGCCTCGACTTGGCCGCCGGACTCATCAAGGGTCTGCTCGACAAGCTGCGGGAACTCCCTGGTGCCATCGGTGACTTCCTGTCGGGTATCAAGCTCCCGTCGATCAAGGCTCCGGACTGGTTCCCGGGGGGTGACGGTCCGGGCGCACCGTCGAAGTCATTGAACGCTGGCGTCAAGGCCGGTTCGACGCTGAAGCGGGTGCAGGGGGCGTTGACCGCCGGCACGTACGTGACCTCCACCTACCGGTCCCCGGCGCAGAACGCCTCGGTAGGTGGGTCACCCACCTCGTACCACATGGACAAGGCGAACCCTGCCGTGGACATTGGTGGGTCCACTTCGGCGTTGAACACGGTGGCGTCGAAACTCCGTTCGATGGGTGGGTGGCGCGAACTCTTGTGGCAGGTGAAGGGTCACTACGACCATCTACATGTAGCCCATGCCGGCGGATCCGTCACTCCACAGGGCATCACGCCGCTTCGTTCCGACGAGCTCCTCACGAAGCTCCAGGTCGGCGAAACCGTCCTGCCGAGGGACTTCGGTGGAACGGGTGGTCTACCTGACCCCGACGCCTGGGGTCGTCAGGCGGCTCGCGCCTACGCCTCAGAAATTCGACTGCTGGGCAGGACCGCTTAGACCGTCAAGTGCAGTCCGGCGCTCCAAGTAATCTGCCGCCTGTCTCAGCAGGTCCGGGTTGTGATTGAACAGTCCGATGGCACGGTTGCACTGCGCGCAGAGCAACCCGCGTACCTGACCGGTGATGGAGTCGTGGTCGACGGCAAGGAAGTTCACTGTGCTGTCGCTGGCGGGAACGAGTCGGGTTTCCGGCTTGCCGCAGATCCGGCACATGCCGCCTTGTCGTTGCCACATCACCTCGTAGTCCTCAGCGCCGATGCCGTACTTCCGTTGCAGGTGGTTGTGCCGCACTCGAGAGAGTCGGCGGGTTCGGTCCTTCGGTGTCTCGTTCTCGATCAGTTGGCGGCCGTACTCCTGCCAGTACTCACGGTTCTGTCCATTCCACAGGTTCCCCTCGCGACGCTTCCGTGCCCTGTACTCAGGGTCGTTGGCGTAGCGCCACTTGCGGTGATGCTTGTCGCACCGGTCCTTGGTCGTCATTGAGTCGGCACTGCAACCGTTCTCAATGCAAGGCACAGGTTGGGCCTTCTCCTTCGGCAAGGCGGACCCTTCCGGGTGTCCGTGGAGTCGCCACCGGCTGTAGTGCGTCATGCACCAGCCTCGGGCTTGGACCTTCTTGGCGCATTTCTCTACCGCACACGTTTGGGACGCCGTCGGTTCCACGGTAGCCCACGGTACCAGGTGCCCCAAGTGGCCCACAGGAGGTGGTAAGTGGCGTCCGTCAACCTGTCCGAGCTGTGGGTGCATGAGGCCGCGAACCTGGCTGTCTCCGTGACGACCTACGGGTTCGCACAGGAGGACGAGTCCCGCTCCACTCCCGGTCAAGTCCGCACCCACGCGGGCGGTCGACGTGTGCTGGTGACAAGGCCGGGGCATGCGACCTCGTTGCCGGTCACGTTCCCGGTGTGCGCTCGCGTGACGGTCGCATGGCTGCGAGCGCGGGTCGGGACGGCGGTGCTTCTCCGCGACCCGTACGGCCGGGTTGAGTGGGGCGTGTACCTGTCGCTCGACGTGTCGGAGAGGGGCTCGGGGATAGACCCGGACGCGTCTTTCACGTTGGAGTCGATCACCGGTAGCGCGGCGGTTTAGCGTGCAGGTACTCACCGCTGCACCGAGGGACGCGTACACGACGGCGCAGATCACCGCACTCCTCGAGGCCGGCAGCATCAAGGTCGACTTCGGCGCCGACCTCCTCAACCTGAGCCTCGGGTTCGTGAACGACCTCTCACCGGACCTGGTGGGCGGGTCGGTGGGTCGCAACTGTTACGGCACTGTCCACGGCTTCTGCACCTTGCAAATCTCTCGGGTGCTCACGTGGGGCGTGGACCTGGTCCGCCCCTACATGATCCTGTCGAGCGGCACGACGGTTGCACGCTGGAACCTGGGTGTCTACGTGCTGACCACCCCGCAGCGGACGGTGGGGGAAACCCCGGAGACGTACGAGGTGCAGGGTTACGACCGTCTCATGCTCCTCAAGCGTGAGGTGGGTGCGGACTACACGGTGGCGGCGGGGGTCACGTACCGGGCCGCCATCCTCGCCGTGTTCACCGCTGCCGGTCTGTCCGGCGTGCTGATTGACGGGTCCGCAGCCGACGTGACCCTGCCGGCTGCGAGGTCGTGGCTGCTGGTGGGGGACTCCACTAACCCTGACCAGACGACAACCCCGGTCACGTGGCTGCGGATCGTGAACGACCTCCTCAACGCCATCAACTTCCGTTCAGTGTGGGCTGACCAGGACGGTCAGTTTCGGTGCGGCGAGTACCAGGACCCCACGGTCCGAGCCCCCGAATACGTGTTCGACGCCGACTCGACTCTCACGATCTTGGGTGAGGACCGGACGATCACGGAGGACGTGTGGGCGACCCCCAACCGGTGGGTGTTCCGGCAGACGAACCGCGCGTCGGGTAGCCCGACCCCGTCGGAGGGGGACGGGATCTACACGTTGACGAACCAGTCGGACGGCCCGACCTCGGTCAACGGTCGTGGGCTCACGTGGGCCGCCGTCATCGACTACGAGGCTGCTTCACACGCGAAGCTCGTCTCTCTTGGGGATCGACGAGTCGCGTCGGACCGACGGGTGACAACCACGCTTAAGGTGTCTACCGGCCCGTTCCCCGGGGCTGGTCACTTCGACGTATTCACCTACGCCGACCTGGCAGCTGGTGGGACCCGGAAGGTGCAGGCCACCTCATGGCGGATGCCGCTTGACGGTGGGAACGTGGAGTGGGAGTGGGAGGCGGTGACCGCGATCGCCGGCGGCAGCCCTCCCGTTGTCGCTCCTCCCGCTCTGCCGACGGTGACTGGCCCGTCGAGCACGGCGCTCAGCGTCCTTCGGGGCGGTGAGCTTTCCGTGGTCGCTAGCGGTCCGGGTCCGTTCACCTACGCGTGGCAGCACAACGGCTCCGGCGCCTTCGTCTCCGACGGCACCACCACCGCCTCGCACCCGTTCCCCGCTGGCACGTTCGGGCCTGAGGTCGTTGGTCGCAGCTACCGGGTGAACGTCACCAACGCGTCGGGGACCGTGACCTCGGCGACGGCTGTGACCAGTCTCATACCCGGTCCGGCCATCACCGTCCAACCGTCCAACCAGACGGTTGACGTGGCAAAGGAGGAAGGGTTCACGTTCAACGTCAGTGCTCCTGGTGCGACCGGCTACCAGTGGGAGGAGGACGGCTTCTTCGGCCCAGGCGTGTTCTACGCGAGTGGGGTGACAACCCCCACCTACTCGCTGACGAGTGGGCCGTTCACCTACGGGGTGGAGGCCAACGGGAAGAAGTTCCGGTGCCGGGTCGATGACGGGAACGGGGTCACCTATTCCAACGTCGCGACCTTGGCCGTACTCAACTCAAG